CCTTGGGCACGATGTAAGAATAAAAATCTATTTGTATCTAGTGTGTAAAACAGTGCTCCACTGCAAGTAATCATTTCGTTCATACATGTACTTACCCGCCGAGTTCAATTCTCCATGTACCAACTGGATAATCACCGTCTACACTTAACAACCATTCGTTGTTATTAAATCTATACTGTACGCTTGTGTTTAAGTTGGTAGTGTATGTAATTTCAGTTGCAGCACTTGCATCGAACACAATATTCCACTTAGCACCGTCCCATTCAATAATATCGTTAGCACTTGCAACTAGCGCACTAGCATCTGCATTTTGCCATGCTACCGGAGATTGAGTTGCAGTAGCACTACCTACATCATCTAATAGTAACAGTCTAACACCACTAGTTTTGATAGCAGTTGGATTATAGTTAGTTGGGTCAATAATATAATCAATACTAGTTCTAGCATCTATTACAGTATCACTTGGAAAACTATCAGCATCCCAATTAATTGCTATTTTACCTTCATCAAATGGATGTAGTGTAAATGTACCTGTAACTGTTTTAGCATTATCGCTATTTGTAAAATAAATTCGACTTACATCAGCAGCATACATTCCAGGAAGAACTTCGAATATCTCTCTCCAGTTCTTATTACCAACTATGCCATTTGAAAACAACTGAGCTTCTGTTCCATTTACAAACGCACCCCATGTTGCATAATTAACATTAGCCATATTTGCTGCTGTAGATGATTGTGCTGATCTTCCAAATTTACCTTCAGTAACACCAGGACGCGGCACATCATCATATGCATTTAATATAGGCTTACTTACGCCGTCTTCAATAGTACCTAGAGTTTCATCAAACATACTTGTAATGATGTTTGTAATAACGCCCATCTTGCGTACTTTAGTAGGTGGACTAATGTATATAGGTATAGTAAATGTAAGTGTGCAAATATCTATTTCACTATCGATACCAACAGGAACACTTCTATTTGACCAAGTTACATTTTCTAAATTAATAACACTAATACTAGTCCAGTCAATAAAATTATCTGTAGTTTGCATTTCTAGACTAGGATTAAATAATACAAGTATTTGTTCTAATAACTGTAATTTTTGATCTGTATTTGTTGTCCAAATATCTGCATTTAATCGCATCATATAAGGAGTAGGAATTAAACGCTCGACTGTATAGTTTTTACCTTGAGTATTTAAATATTCTTTATTTACAGTGTCGTACTCACGTTCTCTAATATTTGTTTTGCGTGTATATGTTGCGTCTGTTAGACGATCTTTATCTAACTCTAATCCTGTTAAATAAACAGCAATACGTGGCGCACTAGGTAGCTTGTTCTCGCTATTCTCTCTAATGATGTTTGCTACTTGACGAGATAAATCACCGTAAGTAACAGGCACTTCTTTTTGCCCGCCTTTTCCGTCTTGTACAGGAAAGTTTGCAAGTACTCGCATCATTTGTGTAAGGTACCGTCTTACTTGACCATCGTAAAAATGTTGCATTATGAATTATCCGCCTTAGGTTTAAGTGCTTTGGACAAGCTTTGTCGCTCAGGCACAGATACCCCGTCTATAGTATTAGTATTAGTGTTATTAATAAACGACGATTTCTGTGTTGCTCGTTGAAGTGTATTACTTAGTGTCATTCTAATATCGTCAGTAACTTTAACCCAACGTGCGCCGTCATATCGAAACATTCTATTTGGCAAAAAGTCTGAACGTAAAAAGTAGTCGCCGTCTTCGTTATTAGTTGGAAATTGTATGCCAAACCCAAATGGTGCACCGTTTGGAGCTTCGGAGCCTGTTCCTACTAAGTATCCTGAATAACCTTCTCTATTAGGTTTAGCACTAACTGCGTCTGCACCCATTAAATTACTTGCATCTATATCAGCATCATCTGCTGTTTGTAATGCAACACTACCGTCTTCATTAGTAGCAATAGAGTAATAATGGTTTGTGTCAAACCCACTCTTAGGAGCATCTACTGCTGCTTGTGCAACTACTGCATCAGAAATTTGCATTTCTTTTTCGTAAGTTGATAATAAATCTCTAAGCGTATTAGCAGAGCCTTCTTCCATAGGAAGATCCATTATTTCTGCGTATTCTTGACCATCGTATATCTGCTTTAGTTTTAAACGATATAAGTGTGGATACCAAGTATGGCTAAATCCTTCTGCTGCTCGGTTAACATCTTCTACAACGTAAAACCGTTTAAGTGCAACACTATGATCATTAAGAGCATGTTCGTCTTTTAAGTGCGGCAATTCAATTACATCACCGCTCATTATTTTTCTACCAAGTGTTTTAACACTACTATTAATGTGTATGGTTAGCATTAGTGTATCGTTGCTTAGAAAAAGTCCAAATTGCGATAAGTCAAAGTCGATATCTTGAACATTGTAAATGCCACGCATACTATAAATGTCAGGATCATACTTTCTGTCTCTGTTTTCAAGAAATAATAAGTCTTGTATATTAGTTTCTTTAACAGCATCATAAGTAGGTTGATCAGCAGTGCCTTCCCCTACCGCAGGGTTTTCTGCACCTAAGAATTTGTGAATATTAAGGTCGGTGCCGCCGATAGTAAACATTTCCTGGATTTGTTTGTCTAAGAAATAATAATCGTTGCCACGTTCTGGTTTATATAATGATAAGCGAGGGATAGCTCTTCTCCTATTCGTTATACATATTTATCGTTAAGATAAATACTATTGGAGAACTTCACATGACAACAGCGACACAAAAACAAGAAGTATTTGATTATGTACACACATTTCTCGGAGGAGGAATGGTTGATGTTGAACTTGATCCAATACATTACCAAGCAGCCTTAACAAAGGCACTAACACGTTTTAGACAGCGTAGTGAAAATAGTGTAGAAGAGAGCTATTTGTTCTTAACTACGGTTGTTGATCAAAACGAATATGTATTACCTAGCGTGGTAATGGAAGTTCGTAAATTGCATCGCAGGAGCATTGGATCACGTGGAAACGGCGGCAACGGCGGCAGTTTGTTTGAACCGTTTAACGCAGCTATGACAAACACATATTTGCTATCAGGATCTAAATTAGGCGGACTAGCAACGTACGATATGTTTTCACAGCATCAAGAATTAGTAGGACGTATGTTTGGCTCAGAAATTGAGTTTAAATGGAACAACACTAATAAGAAACTAACATTGCTACAACGCCCTAGAGCAGAAGAAGAAATTTTACTTTTTGCTTATAACTATCGTCCAGATAGCGAGTTATTGAGTGATTACTTAGCAGTGCAGTGGATTAAAGATTATACACTTGCAGCATGTAAGTATATGCTTGGCGAAGCACGTTCAAAGTTTGCTACTATTGCAGGCCCACAAGGCGGTTCCACGCTAAACGGCGACACTCTAAAAGCAGAAGCACAGCAAGAAATGGATAAACTTGAAATTGAAGTATCTATGGCAGTTGCTGGCGGTACAGGATACGGCTTCATAATAGGCTAAAAACACTTGACAGCTCCTAACTTTTAATGTATAATATATATAATTAGTTAGGAGATTCATATGAACAAACCCAAGTTATTAGTAATAGGTCATGGACGACATGGTAAAGACACAGTTTGTGAGATGCTACGTGACAGTTACGGGTACACTTTTGAAAGCAGTTCGAAATTTTGCAGTTTACAATTTATATATAATGACCTAAAGGAAAAGTATGGATACGCTAATGAGGAAGAGTGTTATGCTGACAGGCATAATCACAGAGCAGAATGGTATAATGCTATTTGTGATTATAATGTTCCTGATGCAGCAACTTTAGGTAGAGAGATGTTTGAAGCTTACGATATCTATTGTGGGTTACGCAACAAACGTGAATTCTTTGCAATGCAAAACACTGGCGTATTTGATTACTGTATTTGGGTTGATCGCAGTATACATCTAGAAGCTGAATCTACTGACTCAATGAGCTTAGAGCAATGGATGTCTGATTTTACAATTGATAACAACGGCACATTAGAAGATTTAAAGTTTAATTTAGATCAGTTAATGACTCACTTAGAAGTCAGGACGTAAATCTCCCTGCTTCCAGCGTATACCTTCTTTTTGTATTGTGCGCTGACAGTTAGCACATATAGTTTTAAGATTAGTGTGTCTGCAATTCTTTAAATCTCCATCCATGTGAAATACATTAAACACTTCTGGGTACGTACTTCTAAACCCGCATTTCTCACATGAATCTTTCTTATCGTATCCACGTTGTTTCCATAACGGTATTCCGTGACCAATGCCATTACGCAAACACGTTTCGCATTTCTTTCTATAATAAGTTTTTCCATCTTTGCGGTAGTTAATAGCCGCCGGTCGTTGCTTGCATATACATAAAGGTCTCATATTGTATTTACCTCACCTTTTCGGTGCCTTTTTCGGGTGTGTTTGTTAGGTGTTTTATTGTCAATGTAATAAATACTGTATAAGAACACAAACACTTACCATCCAACAGGAGAGATAACATGGCATTAGTATCACCAGGTGTAGAAGTCAAAGTAATTGACGAATCATTCTACACACCAGCAGCGGCTGGAACGGTCCCTATGATCTTTGTAGTTACAGCTAGTAATAAAACTAAAAGTAGCGGCACAGGAACAGCAGTAGGTACTACTAAAACAAACGCAGGCAAACCATACTTAATCACCAGCCAACGCGAGCTAGGTGAAACATTTGGCGATCCACTATTTTACAGTGACACCAACGGTAATATGATTCACGGCGGAGAGCTTAACGAGTACGGTTTACAAGCTGCTTACTCTACATTAGGCGTTTCGAATCGTGCATATGTAGTTCGCGCAGATTTAGACGCAACAGAGCTTACAGCAAGTGCAACAGCACCAGGTGGCGAAGCAGCAAACAATGCATACTGGAATGATACTAGCATTAGTAACTACGGTATACTTGAATGGAACGGCTCGGCAGTTAGTGTTGTAGGCGGACAAAGCTTTACAGCGCAATCACGCACGGTACTTACAGTAGTAACTGACTTAGTTGGTAACGCATTAGCTGGAGTACCAAAAGCATCAATTGGCCAAATTGGCGATTATGCAATTGACGCAAACGACACAATGAACCGTTTGTATTACAAGTCACCAGGATATGGCACAACTGCACAAAGAGCAACTAACACAGGTACTTGGGTAGAAGTCGGCGGCAATCCTTGGAAGGCAAGTTGGGCTGCAACACGCGGCACAACAACAAATCCAGTACTAACTACAAGTGAAACTATTAGCATTAACGGTACTGCTGTTGCATTAACAGGTACAACTATTGCCCAGCTTGTTGGAATTATTAACGCAGCAGGTATTGCAGGCGTAACATCAGCATTAGTTGATGGATCAATTGAGCTTTATGCAGATGCAGCAAGTCAGTCAAACGGTTCAGTTGCTGATGGCAAAATAGCAGTTGCTGAAGGCTCAGCTGGATTGATGGGTGACTTAGGTATAACAGCAGCAACATACAGCGGTCCAAGATTAGAAGCAGCACCACATACTAGTGTTCCTACATATAAAACTGGAGCAACTTCTCCAGCACCAAGTGGAAGTGTTTGGATTAAAACAACTACTCCAAATGGCGGAGCAAACATTAGTGTAAAGCAGTACAGCACAGCTACACAGCTTTGGTCAACTGTAACAGCACCAATGTATACTACAGCACAAGGCGCAATTTACGGACTTGATAAAACAGGCGGCGGTGCAAATCTTGCAGCAGGCGCACTATATGTTAAGACTAACGTAGACGAGCTTGCTAACCCAATTGGTAACTACAAGTTATATTCTAGAGTAGCGTCAGGCGCAACTAGCGTTACTGGTACTACCGTAGCCGCTGCCGTAACAGCAGCAACTTACACATTTACTATACAAGAAACTAAAGCTAATAGTGCAGTACTAACATCAGCAGTAACAGTAAGTGTTACATCTACAGCAGCTTCTACTGATGCTGAATTACTTGCAGCAGCTATTAACGCTAAAGGATTAGTTAATGTTGTAGCATTAGTTGACGCAAACAATAAAGTAGTAATCCAGCACAAATTAGGCGGCGACATTTATCTTGTTGATACCGACAGCGGACTAGCACTATACGGTTTTGCAGCAGCAACTACAGCTAACTTATACACTGGTCCAGCAGCAACTGGCTTAGTAGCTTCAAACTGGAAGCCATTGGTTTACACAGCATCAAGCACAGTTCCATTAAGTTTAGCAACATCCAAGCAGTTATGGTACAACAGTGTAACTGATGAAGTTGACATCCTTGTACATAACGGTAGTGACTGGGTTGGTCTTAACTACGTTGGAGGATCTGGTTTATCAGCAGTTTCAAGTCCATATAGTGGCACTAGTCCAGATGGTCCACAAGTAGCAGCAACAGCTCCTACTGTACAATCAGATCTAACAGCACTAGTTGAAGGTGATATTTGGGTTAGTACAGCAGACGTTGAAAGCTATCCAGCAATTTACAGATGGAACGCAACATTATTGAAGTGGATCTTACTTGATAAAGCAGATCAAACTACAGAAAATGGTGTACTATTTGCAGATGCACGAGAAGGCGACACAGGCGGTACAGCAACAGACGCACCAAGTGCAACTATTGCAGAACTACTTATAAGTGACTTTGTAGACACAGATTGCCCAGATCCAGCACTATACCCAACTGGTATGTTGTTATGGAACTTACGCAAGAGTGGATTTAACGTTAAGCGTTTTGAGCGCACTTATGTAGACGTAGCTGCTAAAAACATCCGTCAGCAAACAGCTGGTGTTGGTGCTTCAATGGCAGCTTACTATCCACATCGTTGGGTTACTGATTCAGGCAACCAAGC